ATCCGTAAATACAGGGGATTCTATAACAGACCTTTATTTTATGTTTCGCCAGTATTTGGTGAGATAAAGCCTGCTGATATTGTGGACTATATCAAACAGAACAAACTGACGGACGTTTGCGTACAGGTACAGCTTCATAAAATTATATGGAATCCGAACGAAAGGGGCGTTTAATATGGACATCGCAAAAATTGAAGATGCAGTAAAAATGTTCCTTTCGGCTATCGGTGAAGACCCAACAAGAGAGGGACTAATTGAAACGCCAAAGCGTGTGGCAAAGATGTACGCAGAACTGCTTGAGGGTATTCAGTACACCAATCACGATATAGCGCAAAAATTCAACAAAACCTTTTCTATTAATGAGCAGGCGGCAAAAGATATGGTACTGGTAAAAGACATCAGTGCCTTTTCTTTTTGTGAACATCATATTGCTTTAATGTACGATATGAAAATATCCATTGCTTATATTCCAAAAGACAAAGTAATTGGCATTTCAAAAATCGCCCGTATTGCGGATATGGTATGTAAAAGATTACAGTTACAGGAAAAAATCAGCAATGATATTTACGATGTACTAAAAGAAGTACTTAACACAGAAGATATAGCGGTTCATATCGAAGCAAAGCATAGTTGCATGACAGCAAGGGGAATTAAAAACCAGTCTGCCCTTACTGTAACCAATAAATTCAGTGGGAAGTTCCAAGAAGACGGCTGGCAACATGAATTTTTACAAAGCCTGAAATAATCGACCTTGTAAAATGCCGTATAAACGATTTAAAAAGTCCAACGCAATACTTTATATGTGGAAAAATGAAACGATTATACGGACGGAATGGAAAACTTTTAAAAAATCAAACTTAACGAAACTTTACGGAGCGATTTATGAAAGTAACAAATGACCAATTAATAGACGCAATTAAAAAGAACGCAGGCATTGTGTCAGGTATCTTACAGACGTTAAAGAAAGAATACAATATAGAAGTTACCCGCAATGCTATTTATGACCGCAGATATAAAGACCCAGCTATTGAAGCGGCTTTTATTGAAGCGGAAGAAATGACGGCTGATGTAGCGGAAAACAGATTATTGGACGCTATTCGTAGCGGAAATATGAAAGCGGTAATGTTTTATCTTAAAACCAAGGGCAAGAAACGTGGTTATGTAGAACGGCAGGAAATGACAGGTGCAGATGGTAAGGCAATAACAATAACCGACCCGCTGGCAGGATTTAGTAAAGAGGAACTGATGAAAATTGCAGGACTTACAGACACAACTGCGGATACGGGCAAAGATTAAACTTGCGAGGGAATGGTTTTTTGGTTATTGCAATTTAAAAGCACCTGACTTCTATAAGAATGACAGAAATTATCTAAAGGTTTTATGTAACATGCTTCAAGGCTTTTTAGTTGGCGAAAAAAAAGTTTTATTAGTGGATATGCCGCCACGCCACGGAAAGTCAAGAACGCTCCAGTTATTTGTTGAATGGGTTTTAGGACATAACCAACAGTTAAAAGTAATGACGGGTTCGTATAACAATATGTTATCTACCACGTTTGCAAAGAATGTCAGAAACTCTATTCAAGAAATTCACATAGACGATAGTAAGCCTGTTTATTCAGATATATTCCCCGGCGTTCAGATTAAACAGGGCGATGGGGCAATGAATATGTGGAGTTTGGAGGGTGGTTATAATAACTACCTTGCAACTTCTCCGAAAGGCACTGCGACAGGTTTTGGTGCAAATTTAATCATCATAGACGACCTTGTAAAAAATGCTTATGAAGCCCATAACGAAGCCATCTTAAATGAGCATTTTGAGTGGTTTACAAATACTATGTTATCCCGCCTTGAAGAAGGTGGAAAAATTGTAGTCGTAATGACACGATGGGCGACAGCCGACTTTGCAGGACGTATTCTTGAACACTATGGCGACAACGTGGAACACGTTAATATGAAAGCCATACAAGACGATGGTTCAATGTTATGTGAAGAAATCCTGTCAAGAGAATCTTGTGAAGAAAAGAAAAAGGCAATGGGCGTTGACATTTTTAATGCCAACTACCAACAAGAGCCTATCGACATCAAAGGCAGGCTATATGGCTCGTTTAAAACGTATGATGGGGAACTGCCAAGATTCAAATATATCAAAAGCTACACAGATACCGCCGACACTGGGGCGGAATTTTTATGCTCGTTGGTGTATGGAGTAACACATGGAAACGAAGCCTACATATTGGACGCCTTATACACGGACGAAGCAATGGAAGTTACGGAACCGCAGACAGCAGAGTTGTTCTATAACAACGAAGTTAATATAGCGGTAATCGAAAGCAATAACGGCGGCAGAGGTTTTGCAAGGAACGTAGAGAGAATTTTACGGGAGCATTACAAAAGCAATAAAACCGTTATTCGATGGTTTACACAGCATAACAACAAAATCAGCCGTATTCTTTCCGCTTCTGCGTGGTGCGTGGAACATATTTACTTTCCTGCTGGTTGGCATAATCGGTGGCCCGTATTGTACGAAGCACTTATGAAATATCAGCGACAAGGCAAAAACGAACACGACGATGCACCCGATGTAATAAGCGGTATATATGAGGACTTAACAGGCAAACAGCCGATTCGGTTTAACACAGCCAATTTACAGGGTAGTTATTACTAAAGAGAAATAAAAAATATAAAACCAATAATTGGTTTTGTTAGTTAATGGATGTTTTACCGGAGTTACATCAAACATCAAAAATTTTTTATTAAAAAATGGGGATAAGATGGGCAAGAAAAAGAAAATTCAAAACATACAAATTAATAACGAAAACTTTAATCAAGTGTCTTATCTAACGGCAGATTCGTTTGCGTTGCCCGAAACCTTTAGTAATGTACCGAAGAATGTAAAGCAGGCGAACGATAAAGCGTTTGATTATATTCGTCCTAAACTGGAGAGGATGATTAATGATAGCGTTTGCCACACTGGGAAAAATTTAGGCATATTGGCAAGGACAGACGCTACTTTTATTGGCTATTCGGTATTAGCGAACCTCACACAGAATGGGTTGATTCGTGCAGGCGTAGAAATGCGGGCAGATGAAATGACCCGAAAATGGGGCGAGTTAACACGCAAAGGGAAAAAGGAAGAAATTACAGACCAGCAACAGGAAGTATTGACAAAAATTGCGGAAGAGATGGAAAGGTTTAAAGTTAAAGAACTTTTCCGAACCGCAAGTTGTATGAACGGCTACATGGGCGGTTGTTTACTGTTTGTCGATACGGGCGAAGAAGAAAAAAGATTAACTGACCCGCTTATCTTGGACAAGGCTACATTTAAAAAAGGTAGCTTGCAGGGATTTAGGATTATCGAACCTTACCTCGTTGCTCCGGGTATGTATAATTCTGTAAATCCAATGCGGGGAGATTACTTTAAACCTACGATTTGGTATGTACAGGGTATTCCAGTACACAGAAGTCGATTAATTCATTTTATGGAAAATAATCTGACTTCAATACTAAAGCCTGCTTATAACTTTTTTGGTTTATCGTTGGCACAGAAAGTTTTAGACGCTGTTTCACATTATACGGATAGCAGAGAAGCGGCTAACCGATTAATGCAGAAATACGCTTTAACCGTCTTAAAAACCAATATGCAGGACGTACTGGCAAATGGTTTTGATACCAACCTACAAAACCGCATTAAATATTTTGTACAGAACAGGTCAAACGATGGTTGTGCGGCTATTGATAAAGAGATGGAAGATTTGGTTACACAGACCACTTCCCTTGCTGGCGTAACCGATGTGGTTCGGCAAAACATGGAATATGTAGCGGCAATGTTCAACGAGCCTGTTACCAAAATGTGGGGGCTATCTCCTAACGGGTTTTCCAATGGTGATAATGAATTAAAAAACCATTACGACAATATCCGCAGTCAGCAGGAAAAAATGTTTGGCGAACCTATCAAGCGTGTAATTGATATTATTCAGCAAAATATGTACGGGGACGTAGACCAAAGCATTGTTTTTAAATTTGCTCCGTTGAGCGAAGAAGATGAAAGGGCTATGGCGGATACCAATAAAGTACAGGTTGATACTGATGTGGCATTGATTACTGCTGGCGTTATTTCACCCGAGGAAGCAAGGGGACGTCTTATTGCTGATGAAAACAGCGGGTACAATATGTTGGAAGAAGAGCCAAAAGACATGCCTAATCCGATTGAACCTTTCGACGAAAAAGAAGATGAGGATTTAAAAGGAAAGCATAAGGACGTGACGATAACATGATTACTTTTGGTCGCATGATACCTAATGCAGGTTATCAGGCACGTTATAGGCGTGAAATGCAAAAGATGATACAGCCTATGTACGAGGAAACCCTAACAGAAGTAACGGAACTTCATACAAGCGAATTTGCAAGGGACGCCAAGTTAACACTTACAAAACTGATGGCTATGTTGCGTAAAAAATGGTACAAAATTTTTGAAAGACGGGCAAAAGATATAGCACGTTGGTTAGTAAACACGATAGGTCACCGAACCAAAGAAGCCACTATGCAACAGCTAAAGAAAATTGGCTTTCTTATTAAACCGCAGTATACCGATACCATGAAAGATTTTGCTACGGAACTAATTGCAAATAACGTAAGTTTGATTAAAAGCATTCCGCAAAAGTTTTTACGCAGAGTACAACGCATCGTTAGGGAAGCGTGGTTGCGTGGTGGTGATAGGCAATATATTTACGAACGCATTAGAAAACTTGTAGATAAGGCAAAATATAATGCAGACCGCAGAGCCTATCTAATAGCCAAAGACCAAATGAATAAGATAACACAGGGAATGGCATTACAAAACGCAATAGCATACGGAGCAACGGGCGGTGAATGGATACACGTTCCCGGTGAATTTTCAAGCCGAGAAACACATATTCACATGGATAGACAGCGTTTTGATTTAACAGTGGGCATCTATGACCCAGCAGTAAAAAAGAATGTTTTGCCTGCGGAACTCCCGTACTGTGCCTGTCAGTTTAGAGCCTTGTTTCCCGGTAGCGAGTGAGAAATTAATAAAAATAAGAAAAATCCCCTTGATTTATTTTAATATATATATTATAATAAAATAAAAAAGGGGTTTTAGAATGAGGTTTAGCATCGTAAAGGACATTCACGGAATAATTGAATGCGTACAGGTAAGTTTTGGTTTAAATGATTCGGCGGTTTACTTGGCAGGAACGAGGCGTTTTTGCGATAAGACCAAAAGCTGGATTCCTGTATTTTACAACCTTGAAAAAACATACAAGGTACTGGAAAGCATGGCGGTCGGGCAAAAAATAACGAGGGATTTTGGCTATGACGGCATTGGTCTTGGCGAGTTGGACTTTTTAACAATAACAAGGGTGGAATAAAAGGGTGGTTATTATTCCGCCCTTTTTGATTGGAGAAAATTATGGGCGAAGTAATTTTTAGAAATAACAGGGCGTTTGTTATGGACGAACGCTGGGTCACCATCGGTGGTGAGGATAATAACGGAAGCGGTCAGCATGTCCTTATTAAAGAAAACGGAACTATCATGGCGGGTTTTGGTAAGGGCAGGAATGTTAAGAACGCTTTTGGCGGTTCACAAAAATCGTCCGGCAATAAACATGAAGCCAAAGCTCGTGAAGCGGTAGAGTATTGGTTAAAAACCCATTACAAAGAAGAGAATGATAAAAACATTAAGGCTTCGGTTGAGAGTGTTCGTAGTCAGATGGAGCATCGGTTAAAGAGTGCCGAAAAAAATCTTCGGGATGCCAAAAAGTTAGGTAAGCCTGAAATAGAAAAGAAATTCCAAGAAAAGTATGATGAAGCCAAGGGCGAACTGGACGCATTAAATAGATATTATGATGGCGGGACGGTTAGAAACACTTTTAATAATTTAAAAGAAGCAGGCAAGATAAGACCGTTAGATGAACGTAAAGATTTAGTTCCTCGACATATAGCGAAAGCTTACAAAGCAATTGATAAGAAGCGCAAGGAATATAATGACGAAAGAAAAGCGTTAATAAAGGAAAGTAAAGACAGACTTGATAAAATATTAAAAACAGAGGGCGAGGGAGACGCTTTTTATAAGGCGTATAAAGAAGAAAAAAGAAAACTTTATAACCTTGATAGAAAATATGACCGAGAAGCTGGTAAACTTGAAAAAGAATCGGGATTTACACAATGGTCAACCACCCCAAATCATAAAGTGCAATTTAATACTAAAACCGGAAATGCACATGTGAAAATGAAGAAAAGGACAATTTCTTTAAAAAAGTAGTAATGAACAGGATAAAACTACTATTAAAGTGTATCGAAAACAAAAGCGAGGTGCGAAATGATTTTAAACAATGATGAAGCTTTAAACTTAATCGAAGATAGTATTGCCAATGATGAAGAACGTTGGGTAACAATGAACGGGCGGCATGTACTTATCCGTAATGGTGAACCTGTTGGGTTAAATATTAAGAAATGGACGGGTGCACCCAGCAAGGAAAGACTTAAAGAAGCACAGAATGAAACGTGGCGAAAGAGAAGCGAAGCCGGAACGCAACTTGATAAAGTTCGAAATAGTCCTGCATATAAAAGGGCACAAAACCAAATTAAAAAAATTGATAAAGAAATGGATGGTCGGTATTATAACTGGCACAGGAACGATGAGCGACATGCGGCTCTATTGGCGTTGCGTGAAGAATATGCAAGTCAGATGAAAGCAATGGAAAAAGGCGCAAAAGCAAGATTTGATGACCTTGATAAGCGATTTGACAGACTGGTAGAGGTAAATAGAAGCGGTGAAAAAAACGGAACATTTACCAACTTAACCGCTAAAAAAGCAAGGCTTGAAAGAAATGTAGCAAATGCCGAAAGAAATATAGCCGCCCGTCAAGCAAAGGTTAAGGGTGAAACGGACGCTATTAAAGCCAAGTATAGTAAGATGGCTGAAAGGGTAGCAAAGAGTAATATCGGCGAAGGACGTTTTGGAAGAGAACATCTCGCAAGCGCGGTTCAGAGACGTGGTGAAGAAAAAGCCCGAAATTTAGAAAGTGAAAAAAGAGAAAGTTCGTGGCGTGAAAGAAAAGATAATGCGTTATTTGAAAATAGATGGAATTTGAATAATACAAGCC